TTACCAAATGGTCAGATACAAATAATAGAAAACGAAAACTATAAGGTGTCTAACGATGGTGGGGTTCAAGTTCCAAGGTCACGTTACAAAATATATAGACCCACTCCGTTAAGAAATGTAGCACCATTGTATAAACAGTTTACTGGTATTGTTAAAAAGCAACGAATGGGTGAGGTAGAAAGAGAAATATCTAGACTAGGCTTAGTAGATTGGAAACTGTTTAGACCAACAGGAATACCAGAATATGATCAAGCATTTGAGCTTATAGGGTCTAGTGTAATAGAAAGAAACCTTGATGAATTTATATCTACCAATAATGCGTATAGAGATTTTAATGATGAATTTAAAGCACTGTACCTAAAGCAAGAAATAGGTAAGTTAAAAAGAGGGTTGAGTAATAAATTTCCTGCAATTCATCATTTAGGTATTATAAAGCAAATATCAAACGCAAAACCGTATTATTTTCAAAAAGCACTTAAATCTGCTCAAGCGTCAGGTTTAATAAGCAAAGATGTAGAAACTGTATTAGATGTAAATAAGCAAGAAGCTACACTATTAAAAGAATTAATACAAATATATAAAGACATACCAAAGGAATACAATAAGTAATGCAATCACTGGACAGTATATCACTGGACCTAACCAATGCCCTAGTACCCCTCATCGCTATCTTCCTTAGTCTAGGGCTTGGTTTTTTTATAAAAGACCTACTAACAAACTTTATTACTGGTATTAGATTTAAATTTGATGGCAGTTTTAATGAAGGAGATAAATGCATTGTTGATGGAGACAGGGCAGTGCTAGTTAAAGTAGGAATATACGAGAGCGTATTTGCCATAACTAATGGTAGAGGCCATGTCTGGAGATATGTTCCTAATGAAAGAATTAAGTTTCTAAAAATAGAAAAGATAATAGAGGAGCCTAAAGAATGATTACAATACTAGGATCATTAATAGGTTTTGCAGGATCTGCATTGCCTAAAGTATTTGATATGGTAGATGATTGGCAAGATCGTAAGCATGAATTATCTATGATGGATCGCCAAATAGAAGCATCCAAACTTTCTCATACTCAAAAAATAGAAGCACTTAATATAGAAGCAGACATAAGTGAAAGCAAAGCTCTATATCAGCATGATCGCTCTATGAAATCTACAGGTTTTATGGCAGGACTAAGAGCCAGTGTTAGACCAGTTATAACGTATTTATTTTTTACATTATTTGCAGTAATAAAAGGAACAGCTTTATATGGTTTAATCTATACGGATGGTATTGTGTGGGAATTGGCTATACAGACACTGTGGGATGAAGAAACGCAAGGCATATTCGCTGCTATTATCTCATTCTGGTTTGGAAGCCGCGCACTCCAAAGATCTAGGAGCAGTTCGTAATGTCTATAAAAAAAGGCAGTGAAACATTTTCTGGGTACAACAAACCAAAAAGAACCCCGAATCATCCGAAGAAATCTCATGCCGTATTAGCTAGAGAAGGTGGTAAGGAGAAGTTAATACGTTTTGGACAACAGGGTGTTAAAACTGCTGGTAAAAAAAAGAAAGGTGAGTCAAAAAAACAAACAGCTAGAAGAAAATCCTTTAAGGCTAGACATGGCAAGAATATTGCAAAAGGTAAAATGTCAGCTGCTTATTGGGCTAATAGAGTTAAATGGTAGACTGTGGGCTACTACAGAAGATATTATATGCAAGAGGAAACTGAAATGAACGCTATATTAGATAATCTAGGAGGTTGCGGTAAAGAAAGTATACTTTTAAAAGAAAGGACTAATAATATGGCTGAAGACATGAACGAGTATTTTGATACATATCATAGTGGACCTAAATGCGACAGTTGTATAGAATGCAATTGTGATCCATGTGTGTGTAAATGCAGTTGTCATAAAAGTCCATTTGACAAAACAGAAATATTTAAAAATAAAGGAGAACAATAATGCCTAGAGGTCCAGGAACATATGGGAGTAAAAGAGGAAGACCTCCCAAGAAAAAACCTGCTAATTCTTTGTATCGAAATATTAATAAAAGAAAAAAAGCAGGTACATCACGAAGTAAAAAAAATAGTACTATATCAAAAAAATCCTATGCTAATATGAAAGCAGGTTTTCCTAAAAAGAAGAAAAAATAAATTAAATGCTGGATATCACTCAAGAAGCTAAAAACTATCTGCGAGATATTACAAAAGAACATAATAAAGATTATATAGCTTTTGGCGTAAAAGGAGGAGGATGTTCTGGATTTTCTTACATATGGGATTTTTCTGACGGTCCTCTTAAAGAAGATGAACTAATAGATATAGGAGATGGTGTATCTCTTATAGTAGACGGTATGAGTGTTATGTATACACTAGGAAGTAAAATAGATTACGTTAAGGAACTAGGTGGTACATACTTAAAAGTATCAAACCCTATGGCAGACAGCCAATGCGGTTGTGGAGAATCTTTTTCAGTTAAGGTGTAATTAAACGTGAGAAGAATGACTGATGAAGGGTTAGACCTTATTAAATTTTATGAAGGGTATTCCTCTTCTGCTTACCTCTGCCCTGCCCAACATTGGACAATAGGCTATGGAGCTATTTGGGGAATGGATAATAAGAGAGTAACAGAGGATCATCCTGATATCAATGAAGATCAGGCAGACTATTTGTTAAGAAGAGATGTTAAGAAGTCGGAGATGGCAGTTCTCAGACATATAAGAGTTCCACTAGAGGATGGGCAGTTTAATGCCTTATGTTCATTTGTATTTAATTTAGGCAGTGGTGCGCTACAGAGCAGTACATTAAGACGTAAAATTAATAAAGGAAATTACATTGGTGCATCTAATGAATTTAAGCGTTGGATATGGGCTGGAGGCAGAAAATTAAAAGGATTAATAAGAAGAAGGGAACATGAACGCTTGATGTTTCTTGGATGAGTTTAGCGATAACGCATAGACATTGGTATCCACCCTAGTAAAGGCTACTGTGTATTAGTAATAAATATCCTGAATAAACTTGTAGCAATAGTAGCTAGAGCAAAACTGTTTATTACCATTAATGCTCTGTCATTCCAAAGCATCCCTACAATCATCCACCCTGCAATCCCTACGAAATGGAAATAAAGATTAACAGGGTAGATGTTGTTGGACGTAAGTAACATACCAATCATAAGAACTACACTAGAGAACCACTTGATATACCAATCAAGGGTATACAGGGGGGTTTTGGTTACAATACTAGTTCCGTTGTGGTTGTCACTCATGTTCTAATTTATTCTTTACTCTTTTTTTCAGTCTTTGTTTTAGTCGGTTCACTACCAAAATCTACTATAGGATCAAAAGGCCACTCTTTAGCCCATTGAGCTTTATTTTTTTTCATTATATCAATAACTGACTCCATTTTTACCTCCTTTCTAAAAATTTGTTCTCTTCTTACGTTCTGATTCACCTAAAGGTATTAAACCTTGATCAGTTAAAAATCCATCAGGACCAGAAGATTTTTCTGATATAAACAATTTTACATATTCTTTAAGACCTTTTATACGACTCATATTATCTTTTTTTACATAAAAGTACAAAGGTCGAGATATTGGATAAGTTCCTTGTGAGATATTGTCGAATGTAGGTTTCTTACCTTGAATGATGCTACCTTGTACTTTATTTCCATTCATATCTAAAAAACTAAATCCAAAAATACCTAGCATATTTTTATTTACTGTGAGTTTATGTAAAATCATATTATCATTTTCACCAGCTTCGATGTACGCACCATCTTCTCTAATCGAATGACATAGTTCTTTATAGGCTGGTTTATTCTTTTTCTTTAATGCTTTTACCCATTTAAATTTTTTACATCCACCTTCCATCGCAAGTTCTACAAAAGCATCTCTTGTTCCTGATGTTGGAGGTGGACCCATAACTTTTATGTTATTCGATGGTAGCATAGGATTTATTTCTTTCCATGTTTTATATGGGTTAGGAATAATCTTACCATCCTTAGTTGGTATGTTTTTTGCTAAAGCTAAATAAACATCTTTCAAAGTCATGCTATACCTTTTAGATTTTTTACTATTAGCTAGTACTATACCATCATACCCAACTTTTACTTCTAATATATTTTTAACACCATTTCTAACACACATATCAAATTCTTTTTTCTTCATGCGTCTAGATGCATTTGTTACATCAGCATATTTTAAATCCATACCAGAACAAAATATTTTAATTCCTCCACCAGATCCAGTACTTTCTATTACTGGTGTTTTGTATTTAGTAGACTTTCCAAATCTCTCAGCAACAGAAGTAGCAAATGGATATACCGTAGATGAGCCTACTACTCTTATTTGTTTTCTGTCACTTGCTAATCCGACAGAGATAGAGCTAGTAACATACAATAGTGATAAAAATACTAAAAGTGTCTTCATTTTTACTCCTTTCTAAAAAAATGACCTCTGAGGATGCGCGAGAAATGCCCTCAAAGACCCCTTAATGTAGGTATAGTCCAAAAAATACCCACTTGCTCTGTATAAGGCTTAAAACGCTATATACAGGATTTTGCCTATTTTAAGTCATTTTTATTGCTAAAAGTAGTATCTGTTACCTCTCCAGTAGTTCCAGCATCTACCATACATAAAGAATTTATATCTTTAGGCATTATTACATTAGCAGACCATGTTCCTGTCTTTTTATTAAGATGAATTATAGTAACATGACCTCTTTCTGATACACCTCTAAATACAATTCTTTCTTTATGTATACCTTCAATTATTCCAGCTGCTATCGGAAGAGGCTTACAAGTTATAGAACTTTTAGGTTGTGACCAAGCTACTGATATATTCATACAAATTACAAATATAAGTATAAATATACAAGCAACAAAATAAGTATTACTAAAAATATCAAATTTAATTTTTTGTATAAGTTCTTTTATTAAATTCATTTTTACCTCCTTAATTTAAAAATATTCTTCGTTGATGTGCTTCTATATAATCTATTGCTCTTTTTAAAAAACTTGTATCATCGTCAAACCCACCTAATGCTCTATTGCATTTGTGACAGAGCCAACCTCTAAACGTATCTGTATCGTGACAATGATCTATAACCCATGATCCATTCTTGGTGTTGCCTTTACCTTTGACAGCTTCAGCATCACCATTACAAATAGGACAGATATAGCCTTCTTTAGGCATACCATATTCATCTCTTAATCTGTCTCTTACTTTTTTCATTTCATTGTTGCAACTACGGCATTCTGCTCTTAGAAAGTTAGCACCAGAATGTCTGCCAAATTTAGATAAGGGAAGGTAAGTATCACACTTAGTACAAACCTTACCTTCACCTGCACCTAAATCTTCATTTTCAAAAAGATTTTCCTCTTCAAAAAAATCAAGCTGCATTTTTCTTTATCCTTTTCAAGTGTATAAAGTAAGCCTTGTTAAAACCACGTTCCCATTCTTTATATCTTGATGTACCATAAGAATAGGGATTTGTCAGATTTTCTACAAATCCTATCATCCCTTCCTTATGTATTTTCTTTAGAGGATAAAAATCTCCACTATATACTCGTCTTTTCTTATACGCCACAAACTCCTCCTGAATTTGTTATCTCACAAATGTCATGTGTTTCAACGTGTTCATCAAACTCTTCACCTAACTTATCTACCGCTTCAGAATATGGCACTGTAGACAAAGGCTGACCACCCCTGCTACCATCAGGATAACAAGTAAATCCTCTTAATCTGTGAGCGTAGGATGCTAGAGTGTTCGCAAAATTCTTAACTGTATCAGGGTTATTAAACTTTGTACCCCAAGCAGGTAAGTTAATAGTGGAACTGATGGACATATCAACATAGTCTTGAACATCTGCCTGAAATTTAATTCTTCTTTCGTAATCTTCTGCAAGATCCAATGCTGATTCAATACTCTCTGGATCAACACCATACAAATCAATTAATTCTTGAGCAGCACTGTCTATAACGTATTGATACTTCCACCTAGTTCCACCAGTTAAGTATCTCCGCTTGTATGCAACGGCAAAGATTGGTTCTATACCAGAAGAACTACCAGCAAGTATACTAATAGAGCCAGTTGGAGCAATAGCACGGTTCGCCACTGGCCTAGATATGGATAGCTCGTCTGCAAATCTTCTAGAAACGTCGTCACTAATCCCTTTATATACCGATAACCATCGGTGAAGATCGGTACTAACTTCATATTTTTCTCCTCTTTTAATAAGCCACTCATGCATTCCCATAAGCCCAAGACCTAATCTTCTGTTCTTTTGCCTTACAGCATAAACTTTCGGATAAGGTAATTCGGCTCTCAAGGTTCCGCATATTAAAAATTTAGTGGCTAAGTCTACTACATGGGCCAACTCTGATATCGACTCAATACGGCCCAAATTGATACTCCCCAAATTGCAAACATCACTGTCGTCAGCACTACATACCTCAGTACAGGCATTGCGTAAAGTTTCATCCTCATTCTCCATAAAATTAAAACTGAATCCTGGTTCTGCTGTTCGTAATGCCTGTTCAATATTCTTAACAAATATATCACCAACAGATCCAGTATTCCAATACTCTAACAACCAATTAGTATCATAATTAACACTAATATTAGTCATATCTAAAGGAGCGCGAAAGTTAAAATCTTGCTCCTTAATTTGCTTAAAATTAAAACCAGTATTACCTACTGGCATTGTATCCCAATCCTTTGCTGTAAGGAAGTTGGGAATATCGTTGTGCTTCCAATGTAACGAAGCATACATAGCAGATCTACGAGATCCACCCTGCATTACATTAGCACCTATACTATTAATCATTTGCATCTTGGGAATTGGGCCAGAAGCAAGACCACCAGATCCTCCTAAAGTTCTACCTGACTCTCGATATACTGAATAGTCAATACCTATACCTCCCCCTGTCATTAAACAGGATTCAGCTTTCCAACTGAGATTAGCCCAATCCTCTCTTGTGTCCTCTTCAGCAGACAGTAGAAAACAATTATTATAAAAGCGTTTGTCTCTACCTGCATAGTATAAGTATCTGCCTCCAGGAACAAATTTTAGATCAGTTATATATTCTGCGAGTTGACTTCGTTCTTCTTTTCTCATTAATGCTTCTTCACCTGAACGATAGTTTCCACATACATCCTCAACTAAAACTTTAGCAAGTTGTTCCCAACTATCGCATCCAGTGTGTGCATATTTTAAATTAAATATATCTTCAGAAAACTTTGATCTGAACATAGGGTTCATGTTTGATTTAAATCTAGTCATGTATATCTGCCTTCACTATAGAAATATCTACACCTTCAAAGTGATCTTCAAGAACCTCTTTGACATCATCAGGAAAAGTTTGAAGAAGACCATCTGCTCCATCTACAGGAACTATATGATGATCTTCTTCTACCCTAACCTTTACTAATAAAATAAAATTATGCATTAAAACCGAAATGTTCTACTACGCCATAAAGTAGTTGGTGTTAAACCATGACCTGATTTAGCTTCAGATAATGATTTAAATGCATCAGATAAATTTTTACTAGCTTCTTCATATACTACCTTTGCAGATTCATATGCATCTTGAGCTTCATATACATCACCGTATTTAAGACGTTGCAGTTCATCTTGTTTTATTTTAATTTCATCTTCAAGAGTTTTAATCATTTCACTATCCATCGTTTACTCCTTTCTCTATTAAGTCAGACAGATCTGGTGGTAAGTGACCAGCAGGTTTTACAATCTTTCCATCATTTCTCACAGTTCCTTTTTCTAACTTTTCCATGTTATTACCGTGTACTCTTAGAAAAGCCTCATCTAAATACTTTAATTCTTTGTATCTCGATGCAAAACCAAATACAACATAGAGAACATCACATAACTCTTTCATTACCTTCTCTGGATTTATTTCATCGTCAGGTGAATGCATAGCATCTAGTTCTTCTATTAGTTCTTGATACTCCTCTGTCATGTTATTGACACAAAGATGTAATCTTTGCATATTGTGTTCATCTTTAACTTTTAAACTGTGACCTCTGCTTTGAAATGGAACTTTATCATATATCGCTCTCATTGTCAAGGCATTTGTTACAGAATCTTGCCATTCATTTAAACATTCTTTATAATTAATCTGCACTAAATTTCCTCCCTCTTAATCTGTCTAACTCTTCCTGTGAATCTAATTCTTTAAATTCAGGTATATATACTTCATCTATTAATTTATCTAAATACCATTTGGCTTTTTGTAAATCTTCTATAGGTTTACCTTTGTAATCAAAACGCCAGAGATACTTCATTATGTTTCCTTTTAGATAATGTTTAAAGTTATCTCCTGTAGTTGCTTTAATTGCATCTATACACTCTACACCATGTTGATTGTAATGTGGTGGATGATTTACCATGTCTTCAATCGTAATGGTTTCCTCACCCATAGTTAATGTTACCATTATATAAATCCTCTTTTATCAATTAATGTTTGGTTTGTGGTTTAAAATTTACATAAATTACGTTCTTTAACTTTTTTTTATCCTCCTCTGGTAGTTCTATGTCTTCTTTTTCATATCTTTTTTGTGCATCCTCAATAACACTTTTTACTAGTAGTAATAAAGAATCACCGATATCGTTTATAACATGATGACGATCAGTATCATATACATCTTCAGTAGCAAAATCACCACAAGATATGTTAATACCTTCTCCATCATGTGTAATAAATAAGCCAAACGTACAGTCAGGCACATTTATCATATGAGTTATTTCGCTTTTTGACATGACATCTCCAAAAAATCTTTTGCGTAAACAACTGCTAGTGGTTCTTTGCGATTTGCTTTGATAATCACTAACGGCTTAGTTCCTTTAGTCATATGACTTTCAGCTTGAGATATAATGTCATATACAGCAAACTTTGCTCTTGACTTACACTCTACAGCCCAAGGCCATTTCTTTCTAGCAAGTGGGGATAAACTAATATCTGGACCGTTTACTCCCATCGGTGTAGATTTAATATCATCCTGTTCCACACCTTTTAGTCGAGATAAAAGTAAATCCCTCACCCACTGTTGTAGTAGTCTCCCTTTGTTTTTAGCTGACGCTGGTTTCATATCGCCTAGCCATTTGAGTATAGTATTCATAGTTTCCTGCTTTTGATACAGGGTTTTTAGCGTACTTTAAATCCTTCCAACAAGAAAACTTATAGTCACAAAACGTACAAGGCATCTGTAATTTTCTGTTACCAGTAGTGCGCTTATAGTATGTTTCTACAGCATCGTCATATAGTCTTTCAAAGTGAGCATCCTCAGTGGTCTTGGATACCTGCAATGCTTTCTGCTCAATCAAGTCTATATAGTAATCCTCATCTTCTGGATCAGCTTCTATAACTTTGATCTCACCTGTACCTTTGTTTACTACAATCCATCCACCAGCTTTTACACCTTCAGCCCTAGCATATCCAAACAACTGACAGCAATAACCAAAGTCATCCTGTTTCTTTAGTTGCTCGTAGGATGCAAAGCGTTTGTCATATGACCAAGAACTAGCACTCTTAATATCCCAAACACTTTTATCACCTAACTGTATAACTAAGTCAAGTTCCCCATATAAATCTCCTGCCTTAGTAGATAACTTAACTTTCTTATTCATATCAGTTATCTCTATTCCTGCTGACAAAAGAAGGGCAACAGCTAAAACTTCAGTCATATCACCGTAAGCCATCATAATCTTAAAGTGATTTGGCTTGTCTGCCTCTTTCCATCCTAACTTTGATGCTTGTAATTGACACATAGGTTTGCCAATCTGAGACATGGATGGAAGTCCATTACTGCTACCTAACTTTTTATAATTAAACCTTGACAGCTTCTCATTAAACATCTGACTAGCTGTAAAAATTATACTTTTAGGTATCTCTGGACCTCCAGACAGAAACAAGTCTAGCTTTGTTTGAAGATTATTCATCGTCTACTGATTCTATAAATTCAGCACCAACACTGCCGTTACCTATATTCTCTCTCATTCTTTCGGTAACATCTTCATTCTCTTTTTGTATAACCTGTTGAAATGTAAGCAAATTTGCTTCATCATCTTTAGATACTTTAATTTTATTATCAACTATAGGTTTGTAATTAAGAACGAACCACTGATTAGATCCTCGCTTCTCAACTTTAAAGTCTATGCCAAGCTCATAGTTAAAGTGCTTTAGCTTTTGCTTTTCAAGTTCACCAACAACTTTACCTATTTCGTAAAAATTAGATGGGCCAAGACGCATACGGAATGGTATTGGATCAAACTCTACTGGCTCTGATCCAGGTTTTACTGCATCATTCATTCTAATCATGCCAAACAAATGTCTATACAATTTTGTTCGACTAGCTTTTGCATATGCTACAGGATCTGAAGCCTTGAGTTTTTCTTTTTGTCTGGATGGCATCCAGCCACATTTATTTCCACCAAACCAATCAATAGCTTTGTCAGCAAATCTGATAAAATGCTGAGACATATTTGCATATTCCTCTGCATCACTGTCAAATACAGAAGTCTGCATGGTTGTTGCAAAGACACGAACAGCAACGTCCTTGCCAAACACAGGGCCATGATCAGGATGCTCAAGTCTTATTGATGGTACTGGTACACTAGCCATCTCTTCACCAAAGAATGCATCTCTATTTATTGATGCTCTAGGTATTTGTGGGCCAGTGTCTTCTGGCACTACGAAAAGATTCGTAGATTGATTAAAGTCTAATTCAACTAACGACATTTTTTTCTCCTTTCAAATGTATAATGCTTATAACACATTAATTTTGATTTGTCAAGCAGATTTTTCTAATTCATAATAAAAATCTGCTACCATATACATTTCCTTTAGAGTTGCACTTGATTTTAT